GGTGCCACTGCTGAGGGCCTTAAGGCCAGCGAGTACCTGCTAGCGCTGGGCGCTGGCGACGAAGTGGCTGGTATGAACAAGTGTGCGGAGCGCGTCATGCGCCTCTACAATGCCGCCACTGACCCGCAGGCCACCGACGACACCGACAAGGAACTCCTACGGGAGTGTGGGGTGTGGAACGTTATCGGAAAGAAGGACGGTTACAAGATCAAGAAGACCCCTATCCATGACCCTCCCGGGACAGGCCGCACTATCCAGGCGCCCTGTCTCGAGCTCAAAGTCCTCTGGAAGGTGTGCTTCGGCGAAAACGACACCCTGTGGCTCAAGCGAGCCGACGCGTGGGTGCACGCTGGCGAGGATGAGGACCTCCCTCTACCAGCTAGCTCCATCGATGCGCTCGCTAAGGCCCTGGGAGCATTCGCCACGGATATGACCGCCTTTGACCGGTACCAGACCAAGCCCTTCCTCAAGGCCTTCTTCATGTTCTACCTCAAGCGGGTGTGCCCTGGTGCGCCCCCACTCCTCCTTTGGTGGCTTTACCAAGTCACCGCGTGCGGCCCTCTTCTTCTCACTGACGGCACCATGTATTCCAGGGACCACGGCAACCCCTCGGGATTCATGAACACGCTGCGCCTCAATTGCATCGTGCATTTGGTCGCGTTGGCGTACGTCGTCGCCATCCGACTGGACGTCGACGAGCCTATGGAGGTCACACGGTTCCTCGACCAGGACTGCAAACTTTCCATTTGCGGGGACGACTCTGGCCATCTCGCGCTCACGGAGCGCGCTTTGGAAGTGTTTGATCTGCGCAACGGGATGCGGGCTTACCTGGACACCTGGGACCGCCACACCCCGTGGCCGGAGACCAAACTCGAGGGCATGGCCCTGTTCAAACCGGATGACGACTTGGCCACTCGAGTGGCCAAGGTGCCTCCCATGGTGGGGCGCAAGTACGTGCTCATGCACGGTATTGTGTTCGCGCCCCTGCTGAATGTTTCCC